GGAAAAAAAGATGATTGATAAATTTTTTAAACCTATAAGCGATTTAATTGGCAAGGCTATTCCAGACAAAACTAAAAGAATGGAGTTGGAAGCTTCTATAAAAAGCCAGATGATTGACTTACAAAAAGCTCAAGCAGAAATTAATTTGGAACAAGCTAAACATCCTAGTCTTTTTGTTTCGGGAAGCCGCCCAGCAATCTTGTGGATTTGTGCATTGTCGCTTTTTTACCAATTCTTCTTAGCACCTATGTTAAATTGGATAGTGGTTGTATCAGGAACATCTATCCAACCACCAGTATTAAATACTGAAGGACTAATGACTTTGACACTCTCGCTTTTAGGATTAGGTTCAATGCGTAGTTTTGAGAAATTCAAAGGCGTAGCTAGAAGCAATATGCGAGAAGAAAACGTAAGAGATACATACAAGCCATGATGTATTTAACAGAAATAGATGTAGTTACTAGCGAAAAAAAAGTTTTAACTTTTGACGGTCCTTTGATTACAGCTGACAGCCCAGAAGAAGCCAAAGAGCTTGCTTTTGAAATGAATACAGATTTAAAAATTGTTGGCGAATATGTAGAAAGTATAGATAGTCATTATGGAATGGAACTACTCAAACTTTAAACCAGAAGAATTTGCTTGCCAGCATTGCGGAAAAGAGGGTATTTCGCCTAATTTACTGGATAAATTGCAGGAGTTTAGAACATATTTAGGCTTTCCTTTTGTAATTACTTCTGGATATAGATGTTTAGAACACCCTATAGAAGCAAAAAAAGCTAAATCTGGAGTGCATGCTTCTGGTTTGGCTGTAGATATTTTGTGCAGAGGCGAACAAGCATATATAATTTTAGCTAATGCTGCTAAATTCGGTTTTACTGGCATAGGTGTAAATCAAAAAGGCAATAGCAGATTTATACACTTAGATATATCAGAGCCAGAAAATGATAGACCTAGACCGCATGTATGGAGCTATTAAATATGGAAGTATCTATGTATATTATTTGGAACGCTATACTAACTTTAGTTTATGCGCCAATTATTTATGCGATTAGACAAAATGCTAACGAAACCAAAAGAATTGATATTTTAATTAACAAAACAAGAGAGGAGATAGCTAAAGACTATGTTTCTAAAAAAGACTTAAACGAAGACATGGAAAGAATGTTGGATAGGTTTGATAGATTAGAAGCAAAAATTGATAAGTTGATTAGCTCATAAAAATATGCCTACAGATAAAGAAATAAAAAATTCAACAGAAGCGGAAATAGTTTTAAACAGTGATGTTTTTACTAATGCTATTCAAACCTTAAAAGAAGAATATACCAATAAATGGATAAACTCAGACAAGCCAGAAGAAAAAGAGCTTAGAGAGGCTTTGCATCAAGCTATAAGAATTTTGCCAGAAGTAGAAAGACAGTTAAGAATTGTTATCGAAAGAGGCAAAATAACACAATCTCACATTAACAAAATAAAAGGGATTACTCGATTAACTTGAGTGTTTTAGCCGTTTAAGGGTAAAATACTACAAACTATAAGGTGGAAATATGACCAACAATGCAAAGCCAACTGGTTTTGAAACCGATATTGATAAAGCTGCTAATGCTTTTGAAGCAATGCTTACTCCTCAAGAAGAAGTTGAAGAAACTGAAGTTGAGGAACAAGAAGCCGAACTTGCTCAAGAGGAATTAGAAGAAGAAGAAGTTTTAGAAGAAGAAGAAGAAGAAGCTTTAGAAGCTTCTGAAGATTTTGAAGATGAAACTGAACAATCAGAAGAAAGCCAAGTTGAAACTGAAGAAACAGAGCAGCCTCTTTCTTTTACCGTCAAAGTTGACGGAGAAGAACTTGAGGTATCGCAAGACGAACTAATCAGAGGATACAGCAGACAGAAGGATTACACTCGAAAGACACAAGAAATTGCTGAAGTTAGAAAACAGATAGAAGCAGAGTCAAGTCAAGTAGAGGAAGAAAGGCAAATTTATAAGGAATTGTTGCCAAAGCTGAAAACTATTTATGAAAATGGTATGGAAGCTGAGCCAGACTGGGAAGCTCTGGAAAAGGCAGACCCTACTACTTATTTAATTGAAAAAAACAAGTGGAATGAAAGAAAACAACAGCTAAGAGCTTTTGAAGAAGAACAAGCTAGACTTCAAGAAGAAGAAGCTTTGAAAAATAGAGAGCTTATGACCAAACAAATACAAGAAGGTCAAGAGCAGTTGTTAACTTTAATTCCAGAGTGGACTGATGCAGAAAAAGCCGCTTCTGAAAAAGCTGCTATTGTGCAAAATACCATTAAAAACTATGGTTTTTCTCAAGAAGAAATAAATACGGTCTATGACGCAAGATTAATACCTTTGATGCGTGATGCGTGGAAATTTAAGAAAGCTACTGAAGCTGCTAAAAAGAAACCAACACAAAAGGCTAAGTCAAGAGTCGCTAGAGCTGGAACTTCTAACACGGTTAAAACAACATCTCCTTTAAAAAAAGCCAAAACAAGGTTAGCTAAATCTGGAAAAGTTTCAGATGCAGCTAAATTATTTGAACATTTAATTTAATCTTTAGGAGATTATTATGGCAAAAGTAGGAAATGCGTTTGATACATACAGCGCAACTGCAAACAGAGAAGACTTGTCAGATGTAATCTACAACATTGACCCAACAGCTACTCCTTTTCTTTCTATGATAGGGACTAGAAATATAAGTAATGTTGTATTCGACTGGCAAACTGAGAGCCTTCCTAGCCCAACTGGAAACGGACAGCTAGAAGGTAACGAAATAACAAGAGCTGCTGCTACAGCGTCAGCAAGAGTGTCTAATGTGGCAATGATACAAAGCAGAGATGCTACTGTGTCTGGGTCGCAAGAAGCCTCTAACGCTGCAGCTAAAAAATCTGAATTAGCGCATCAAATGGCTATTTCAGCTAAAGCTCTTAAAAGGGACATGGAGCAAGCTCTTTGTCAAAAAGGAGCAAAAACAACTGGTAATGCTACAACTGCAAGAGTTACTGGTGGATTAGAGTCTTGGTTGACTTCTAATGTATCAAGAGGAACTGGCGGTAGTGGCGCTGGCGCTGGAGCTGCTCCAACTGACGGCACGCAAAGAAACTTGACTGAAACACTTCTTAAAGGTGTTTTAGAGTCTATGTTTACTAACGGAGCTGACTTAGATACTGCTATTGCAGGTCCAGTTAACAAAGGAAAAATTTCTGGGTTTACTGGTCGTTCATCTGCTAGACAAATGATTGACTCTCAAACTGTAGAAGCAGCTGTGTCTGTTTATTCTTCAGACTTTGGCGAGTTAAAAATTATTCCTTCTAACAGAAGCAGAGATAGGTCTTTACTTTTAGTTGACCCAGAGTTTGCTAAAGTTTCATATTTAAGAAATTTTGAAACTTTTGATTTAGCAAAAGTCGGAGATGCTGATACTAAAGTAATTCTAAGCGAATTTGGTTTAGAAGTGTCTAATGAAGCTGCTCACGGTGTAGTAGCTGATTTAACTACTTAATAATGATTTAGGAGTGGGCTTTTAGCTCACTCCTTTTTCAAAATAAAATGCCTAAGAGAACTACAGTTATAAACCATAAATCTGGTTTTACTTCTTCTTTTGTTACTGAAGACGAAAGAGGAATTTTTTACACTGAGCAAGATGTAAGTAATATAATTAAGTACACAAAGCATTTAGGCGAACAAACACCAAGTAAAGAATTTAGGCATGTTGCTGAAATTCCAATGGTTATCTATGAAAAAGCTTGTTTAGAAGGTTGGGCTAATGATAAAGATGCTTGGAAAAAATGGTTAAATAATCCAGAAAACAAGCCTTTTAGGTCTTGGCAAGGTAAAATATAAAAATGACTTACGAAGAATTAAAAACAAAAATTGCAAGTTTTATGAACAGAGGAGATTTAACCTCTGAGCTTGATACTTTCATTGACCAAACAGAAGGAGAGATAAACAGAATTTTAAAGCATAAAGACATGATTAAAAGAAGCACTGCAACTGCGGATAGTCAATTTATGCAATTAGCTGGAGATTTTATTAGCGCCATAAATGTAGAAATTTTAACTAATGAATATCAGCCGTTATTTCAACAATCTTTAGAAAGTTTAGATGCTTATAGAAAAAGTACAGATGATGTTTCTGGTTTGCCAAAATATTATGCAATAGTAGGAGATACTTTAGAATTATGTCCTACCCCAGACCAGTCTTATTCTATACAATTAACTTATTACGCAAACATTGACGGACTTAGCGCAACTAATACCAGCAATTTTGTAAGTACAACAGCTCCAGATGTTTATTTGTACGGCTGTTGCAAACATGCTTCTATTTTTTTAATGGAAGATGATAGAGTAGTTTTGTTTTCTGGTCTTTTTGATAAAGCATTAGAAGAACTTAGACTACAACAAGAAAGAGCTGCTTTTGGTAAAAACTCTTTGATACAAAGAAGAAGGACCTACGGAAATGTCAGCAGAAAAAGAACTTATTTTGGAAATAATTAATATAACGAGGTAAAAAAATGGCTGGAATTTCAGATTACTTAGAAACTAAAATTTTGCAGCATGTATTTGGCGGCACGGCTTATACTGCTCCAACAACTTTATATATTTCTTTATATACCGTAGCTCCTACGGACTCAACTTCTGGAACAGAAGTCAGCGGTGGCGGCTATGCTAGACAAACTTCAGCATTTACTGTCAGCGGAAATACTGCAAGTAATACAGCTGCTATAGAATATGCTACAGCAACGGCAAATTACGGAACTGTAGTTGCAGTCGGTGTAATGGACGCTTTATCTGGCGGAAATTTATTGGCTTATGGAACTTTGAGCAGCTCTAAGACTGTATCTACAGATGATGTTTTTAGATTTGCAGCTGGAGCGCTTGACATAGTTGCTAATTAAAAATGGCTAGTGTTGGGTTTGGGTCGTTTAATTATGGTATAGCAGCCTATGGAACGCCACAATATGAGATAGCTTCTGCTAATATTTACGCTAATTTAACTTTTGCGGCTACGCCTATACTTGCGTTTAGCGTTAACCAAACTATCAACACTACATCATCTTTAACTGCTAATGGCGGAATTATTTTTAGTGCAGCTGCTACTATTAATGCTACTTCTAATTTAACTGCTGTAGGCACAAAAGTTTTAGAAGATGATGCTTTGATGCCTTTAAACACAAGTTTTTCTGCTATTGGAACTCAAGTTGATTTAGGGTCAGTAATTATACTCGGAACAACAAATTTAAGTGCGACTGGAAACGCTACTTTTGGAGCAAGCAGCAACATACCTTTAGAGCTAAATTTAAGCTCTCTAGGAACTAAAATACTACAAGGCGTTTCTGCTCCTAATTTAACAACAAATATGACCTCAGAAGGCACTAAAGTTGTACAAGGAGAGTCTAGTATTAGCCTTTCTTTAACAATGCCTAATGTTTTTGGAATGCAAATAGACATAGGAGCTGCTAATATTTCTATGAGTTTGAATGTAACTGCGGCTGGAAGTAATTTAATTGAGTCGTTAAATAATCAAATTGACGCAAGTTTTGCTGTAAATGCTACAGCTTCGTTAACCGTAAATTGTGCTTCAACTATTAATGCAACAAGTGGCTTTGCCGCAGAAGGTGTTATAAAATGGACAGACCAAAGCGTTGCAAGCGAAGTTTGGTCTGAGCAGCAAGCAGACTCAGAAACATGGTCTGAGCAAGGTGTTGGCTTAGAAACATGGTCAGAACAAGCTGCAGACAATGAAGTTTGGGCTGAACAAAATGCAAGTAATAAAACATGGACCGAACAAAAAATAGCAGCATAGAAAGGAATTAATTATGGCAGATACGCAAACCACAAATTTATCTCTAGTTAAGCCAGAGGTTGGAAGTAGTACGGACACATGGGGTACAAAATTAAATAATGGTCTTGACACTATAGACGGAATATTTGCTGCTAACGGAACAAAAGTTAATGTTCGTTTTGCTTCCGCTAATTTTGATGATAATGATAAAGCTATTTTTGGAACTGGAGATGATTTAGAAATTTTCCATGACGGAAGTCATAGTTATATAAAAGATGCTGGTACTGGAGATTTAAAAATTTATGCTTCTGCTTTAGGCATTTACAACAATGACGGCACTGAGTCTGGAATTACTTTTACAGAAAATGGAGCTGTAGCTCTTTTTTATGATAATTCTTCTAAATTAACAACTACTACAAATGGAGTTAGTGTTGTTGGAACTTTAGCAGCGGACCAAATAGATTTAGGCGATAACGATAAAATTAGAATTGGAGATGCACAAGATTTAGAAATTTACCATAACGGCACTGACACATATTTTGATAATGAAACTGGCTCAATAATATTTAGGCGTGCATCATCTACTAGCGTTATGGTCATAGGGTCAAGCGGAAATTTTGTTGTTTATCAAGCAGACGGAACAACTGCAGGAATGGAGCTTACTTCTGCAGGAGCTTTAACTTTAGCAAGCACTTTAAATTGTGGAGCAATAACATCTACTGGAACGGTTACTGCAGCAACTTTAACAGCTACTAGCGCAATCAATGGCTCTTTTCAAGGAACTATAGCTACTTCTGCTCAGCTTGCTACTAATGGTTGGATTAACGATACTGGCGGAGCAAATAGATTTTATTTTACTGCAAGTGCTGGACCAACTTATATAAAAATTAATACTAATATTTATTTCCAAGACTCTGGAGGTAGCAATAGATTTTCTATTGACGGAAGTGGTAATGCAGTTTTTTCAGGAAATGTTACAGCCTATGGCTCTCCAAGTGATAAAAGACTAAAAGAAGATATTACAAAAATTAATAATGCTATTGATAAAGTAAAACAGCTTGAAGGAATTACTTACACTTTAAAATCAGACGGAAATAGATTAACTGGATTAATTGCACAAGATTTGCAAAAAGTATTACCAGAAGCAGTTTATGAAACTGAAACTCTTGATGAAAACAAAGAAAATCATTTAGCTATAAGATATGGCAACACAGTCGGTCTTTTGGTAGAAGCTATTAAAGAACAGCAAGAACAGATTGAAAAACAACAAGAAGTAATCAATCAAATTTCAAGAATTATAGATATAGTATCTCCTCAAATAAACGGAGGATAATATGGCTCTGCAGAATTCTGGAGCAATAAGTTTAGACCAAATTCATGTTGAAGCAAACGGCACAAGTGGAACGCAAGCTAGTTTAAATGACTCTGATATAAGAAATTTAGGCGCTGCTTCTGGCAGAGTTATTAATAGTACGCTTGGGACTGAAATAGATTTTGCTGATTTTTATGGCGCTTCAAATGACCCTAGACAAACTTTCCCTATTTCTGGCAGCGCAAGCACTGGAAACAGAACAATAAATGTTGGAAATTTTTCAATTAGCTCCCCTATTAGCTTTCATTATTACGGTTTTGCAACCACCTCAGGAACTGGAAGTTTGAGCAGTGCCAGCTGGGGAGGAACAAATATAGTGGAACTAACAAACAATCCTCCTATGTTTGGAGGAAGCTCAAGTATAATATTAAGAATAGATACGCCAGTTTTTAATTCTGGTTGGACTTCACTGACTATTTATCATTACTTATCAAGCGGAGGTCCGTCTTCTCCTATAACTTTAAACAGAACTTCTGCAAATTATACTTATAATACTTTACAAACTTTTTGGTCTTGGAGTATAGACTCATTAACTGGTTTAAGTTATCCAAGTAGTCAGATTTTAAGTAATGGAAGCAGAAATACTGCTTTTATAGGAACAGTGGCACACACTTTTAGTATAACTTAAAATGGCACTTCAAACCTCTGGAGCAATCTCTATTAATGACCTCCATGTTGAAGTGGGAGGTACATCTGGCACAACTGCCAGTCTTAACGACTCAGATATAAGAGCTTTAATTGGCGTTTCGTCTGGAGCTTCTAATTCATTAAATTCATATTATGGAGCTTCTTCTAATATATATCAGGCAACAAGCATAGATGTAATCTATGTTTTTATTGTTCAACAAACCACATCTGGAAAGACCACGACTACGACTGGCTATACACACAGAATAAGTTTAGCCGCTGCTGATGTTTCTCACTCTAATTTTAGCGGCTTTATACATGGCGGAGGTCCAACTTCTTCAACTATAGGCTCTGACAATTTTTTAGGTAGCACTGGCGGAGCTACTTACAATGCAATATCTTCGCCTTACTGGTATAGCAGTTATACTATTTCTAGCGGAACAACTTCTAATCAAGCTGTTTTTGGTCTGCATCATTACGGCAGAGGTCAAAACAGCAATACTGCAGCTAACTATAATCCCAGTTGGTATCCTGCTTATAATGCTAGTACCTCTGTTCCAACTGGTTTTAGTAACATGGTTTTAACATTTACAAAATCTGGAACTAATGCAGGAAATAAAACTTTGCAACTTGGAAGTCTTAATAGTTTTCAAAATATAGATTTTACAAGTTTTAGCTTAAATCCTCCTTCTGGCGGAGTTGCTTTTATTCAAGCTTATTATAATTCTGCAACTAATATTTATAATTTAATGGGTACACCTTACAGCAATCAGTATATAGGCGGTGTAGCACAAACTGGAACGATTGCCACAAATGGAGTTTTAACCATAAGCTAATTATGAACTTTGTAGAAAAAAATTTTTTGCTTTCTCAACACTTGCCTAGCTCTGTTCAAGTTAAAGAAAATTTGGTTAATTTATGTAATGTTGCAAAATCTAAGTCTTATCAATCTTTGCCAACTTACAACTTTTGGAAGGGTTGGTGGAAAGAAGACCCTAGAAATATTGTAGAAGAAACTTTAAAAGTTTTATGGGAAGGAAAAATTAATGTTGATTTTTACCGTGAAGGCGGCATTGAATATTGGTCAAGGTGTTTTGAAAATCATGGCTCTTTAGAGTGGCATCAAGATACCTGCGAAGACCATTATGCAGACAAAAATAAAAAATACGAAATAGCAAATTATAGCCAAGTTTATTATGTTGAAGTTAGCGATAATTTAGAAGGAGGCGTATTAGAAATTAATCCTTATAGGCATAGAGTTGACCTAAAAACACATGATAAATTTATTTTAAATTTAGACTCTAGTAAAATTGAAAGAATTAAACCAGAAAATGGCAGAACTGTTTTTATGGACTCTGCACAATCTCACAGAGTTACAAAAATTACGCAAGGCATAAGAAAAAACCTTTCTTCTAGCTTTTGGTTAAAAACACCTAATTTTTATAAAAAACATGAAAACTGGGATTTACAGTTTGATGAAGAAGGAAAACATATTTTAAAAAAAGTAAAATGGAAAGATAAATATAGTATGGATTTTGTTAATGAGTAAATCTTTTAAATATCAAACTAAAATTATTGGTGGTCGAGTTTATTGCCATTATTCTTTTGCAAAAGGAACTTTTGATTTTTTATACACAACAGAAAAAGAAGCTCAAAAAGCAATTAAAAATTTTTTAGATAATTATAGGCTAGAAGCATACAAAGCTGGCTATCCAAATAATTGGGAAGAAAAAATTAGAGAAGATGATGTGCCAGAAGATTTTATAGAACAAAACTTAACTGTTCAGCCGAATAATTCAATAAAAGCAAAAAAAATATGATAATAAATATAACTTTTGAACATGAAGTGCAATATGATGATGTATTAAAAACTTGCGTTTCTGTTGGCTCAAAAAAAGGTCAAAAAATACAAAGAGATAGTTTTGAAGAACAGCCGTATTTTCAAAATTTAAAATTTCATAAAGACAATAATAAAATTCAAAAAGATTTATATAATCACATTTTATTAGAAGGCAAAATAAAAGCTTATTGGGAATGGACTGAAGAAGAAGGAATTACTCAAAAAGATGTTGAGTTTTTACAAAAAATTTACGAAACAGAAAACCCAGAAGATTTTGATGCTTACCAAGATATAAATACGCAAGACAAAAAATATTTTTTTGAAACAGAATATAAAGGTTTAGTTTCTGATTGGCAGCCATGTTCTGTAAATTGGAGTTTAGCTTCTACTAAAGCTGGCGTTGAAATTTTAGAAGATGATACTTTGTTGTTGTGCTGCATACAAAGCGAATATGGCTGGAACTTTGATAACATAGATATTTCAGCAGGAGAAACTATAACTGCTAATAAAAAAGGCAATCAATGTTATTTGTTTTATTCTAATCTTTGTGAAGTTTCTGTAAATTCTCCAGATGTTATAAACGAAGTTTTTACTTACAAACCAAAACAATTTGAGGTCCAACAATTAACAAGCTCTAGCTGCCAAATAAAAAACATTACTAACAAGCCTTTTAAATTAATAATGATTAGTAAATGAATTTTTTTAAATTGTTTTATAAATATTACAAGTCTAAAAGTTATATTTCAGTAGATTTAAATGATATTTTTTCTTTTGTTAATTCTTTGGATAAAAACAGAAATAAACATTTATTAAAAAAATTTAACAAGCTTGATGTTTCAAAAAAAATATATAAAGAAGGCAGTTATTTAAAAAAAATAACAAATAAAAAATTTAAAAAAAATACTTTTGGTTTTGAATTTCAAGAATACATGAACTCTATGCAAGATGATTTGTATAAAACCAGCCTTAAAACTTTAAAATACAAAAACAAAAAAGAAAAACTTTTTTTTGAACACGCTATGTTACAACACGATTTAATTCATTTTTTAAATGAATATGATACTACTCCTATTGGCGAAGTTATGGTTTTAAGTAATAACTTGGCAAATGAATGGCGTTGGTCTTATTTTTCAATATTATTAGCTAGTTTTTTTATGTCTATAAAAAATCAATTTACAACTAAAAATATTAAGTTTTGGTATAAAATTAAATATATACAGCCTTACATACTTATTAAATTAATTATAGAAGGTTACAAAATAGGCAAAAAATCTAAGTGGCTTATGTCAGTAGATTTTGACAAAATGTTTAATAAATCTGTACTTGAAGTCAGAAAAGAATTAAATATTTTGCCTTCTAGTTATTGGAAAGAAATACAGCCGTTATGGCTTGAATTGCATAAACATTATAAAATAAACAATTAATATGGCTCTAATCCCTATAACTCCACCAGCAGGAATTGTTACAGCTGGAACTGAATATGCTAACTCTGGTAGGTGGGTTGACGGAAACTTGGTAAGGTTTCAAAACGGCTTTTTAAGACCTATAGGCGGCTGGGAAAGAATAAAAACTACTGCGTTATCAGGAACTCCAATAGGTGTTTATTCTTATAGAGATGATTTAGGAGCAAGAGTTTTAGTTATAGGAACAAGAGAAAAAATTTATGTTAATTATAATGATAACTGGATTGATATAACGCCAACTGGTTTTAGCTCAGATGCAGCTACTTCTCCTTTAGGTTATGGAGCTTATCATTATGGAGAAGAAGATTTTGGAGATGCTAGAAGTCAATCTGGATTAGCGTTTGATACTAAGTCTTTTGCTTTTGCAAACTGGGGAGAGCTTTTAGTATTTTGCTCTGGCTCAGACGGCAAAATATATAAATGGAATCCAAACTCTGGAGCTACTGCAGACACAATAGCAACAATAATACATGCCAACGCTCCATTAAATAATACTTCTATTTTAGTTTCTAATGAAAGGCATTTAATAGCTTTTGGTAGTGCTGCTGACCCAAGAAAAGTTGCTTGGTCTTCAAGAGAAGATTTTACAACTTGGACGGCTGCAAGCACAAACACCGCAGGCTCATTAAATGTTCCTACTGGCGGAAGAATATTAGGCGCAAAAAAATGGGAAACAGACATAATAATTTTTACTGACTCTGGTATTAATAGAATGTATTACTCTGGCTCTCCTTTTGTATATGGTATCCAAACAGCTGGAGATAATTGTAAAACTTTAGCAATTAGGTCTGTTGTTTCTACTGGAAATACTTTGTATTGGCTTGGAGAAAATTCCGTATTTTCTTTTGACGGTCAAGTTGCAGAAGTGCCTTGCGAAGTGCATGATTTTATTTATGGAGATTTAAACCATGTTTATAGACAAACTGCTTGTGGAGGCTATAACAGTAATTTTAATGAAATAATATGGTTTTTCCCAAGTGGCAGCTCTCAAGTGCCAAACAAATATATTATTTATAATCATGTTGACAAAACTTGGAGTAAAGGAGAATTAGATAGGTCTTGCTGGTTTGATGCTGGCTCTTTAGATTATCCAGTTTCTTGCGATAGCTCTGGTTTTGTTTATCAACACGAAAGCACAGTTTTATTTAACTCGCCAAATTTAGGAACTGCTGTACCTTTTTGCAAAACTGGACCTTTAGAAATTAATAACGGTAATAATATTTCTCAAGTAAATCATATAATTACAGATGAAGAAACAACTAATGTTTCTGCTTTAACTTTAAGCTTTAAAGGCAAGTTTGCTCCTAACGGACCAGAAACAGATTTTGGAAGTTTTACTTTTGACTCTGCAGACGGTTATACAGATGCAAGATTTGCAGCTAGACAACTTCAAATGACTGTTACTGGAACAACTACGCATGATTTTAAAGTTGGAAAAATCAGAGCAGATATTAGACCAAGAGGCAGAAGATAATGGCAAGAAAAGCCTTTACTAGACCTGCAAGAGATTACAGCCCAACTTATTTTCAATACTTAATATCAGAAATAGAAAATTTTACTGGATTAACTTTTAATAAAGGCGAAAGAATTGAGGCTAATGGAGCTGACCAAACTGAAATAGTTTTGGTTTCTCCAAATGGAACTAAATATAAAATAACAGTAAATGATGCAGGCGCAGTTAGCACAACACAAGTTGTTTGAAGATTTTGATAAAAAATGGGCTAAAAGCAAGCCATTTATAGAAAAAGCCGTATTAAGGCAGGATTTATACACAATAGACGATATTGAGTGTAAAATAAGAAGTGGTTTTTTTATGTTGTGGAGTGGCGAAAACTCTGCAATGGTAACTGAGTGCATAGAATACCCAAGAGCAAGAATTATGAACTTGTTATTCTGTGGTGGTAAATATGAAGAACTTGAGTCTATGATGAAAGATATAGAAATTTTTGCTAAACGGTGTGGTATTAAAAGACTTTATGGCGGAGGTCGCTTGGGCTGGCTTCGCAAGATACCAAAAGAATTAGGCTTTAAAGCTGAAAATGTAATTTCAAAGGATTTATAAAAATGAGCAAAGGCGCAACTACAACAACAACAAGTGTCCCAGAGTGGCAACAAGAAGCATACGAAGAATTATATGCAGCTGGTAGAGAAGGTAAGGCTTTACAATTTAATCCTTTTACTGGAGAAGCGGTAGCTCAATTTACTCCAGACGAATTAGCCTCTTTTCAAAACACAAGAGATATGTCTGCAGCTGCTCTTAGCACTGACCCAGTTTTTAATTTATCTCAATTATCTGGCGCTAATCCGTTTTTAGGAGATGCAGCTGTTGGTCCAAGAGAAGTTTCTGGCGGAAGTTTATTAGGAAATATTTCTCCTTATATGAATGAATTTAATACTGGCGTTATGGACAGAGTAACTAAAGACATTGAAAAAGCTAGATTAATGCAAACTAATCAAAATGCAGACCAAGCTTTTGCCGCTAATGCTTATGGCGGAGACAGATTGGCTGTAGAAAATGCTTTAACTAATCAAGCTGCTTTAGAAGAAGTAGCAGACGCTTCAGCTGATTTATATTCTAGGAGTTTTGACAGAGCTTCTGAATTAGCAAGAGGCGAAGCAGACAGAAACCTTGAAGCAAATTTAGCAATGGCTGGCTTTGACCAAAGAGGGCTTGATGCTACAAACGAATTAAATTTAAGAAGGGCATTGCTAGGAGATGCCAGCATGGACAGAAGCAAAGACATAGAATTAGCTTTGCTTGAAAATCAATATTTAGCTAACCAAGGTTTATTAGGCACTGGAAGCGCTCAAAGAGGCTTAGCACAAGACCAAATTAATTTTGAAATGGGCGAGTTTGATAGGCAACAAAATCAGTTTGCAAATAATTTAGGCTTAATGACTTCAGCCTTCTCTGGTGTGCCATTTATGCCTACAACAAGTACACAGAAAAAAACTGGTTTTGGAGATGTATTAAACGCTGGAGTACAGTTAGGAGCAGCTTTCTTGGGTAATCCTAGCTCTAATCTTGGCTCTGATAAAAGAATGAAAACTAATATTAAAAAATTAGGAACGGTAAATGGCATAAATATTTACTCTTGGACTTGGAATAAATTAGCTCAATCAATGGGCTGGGATAAAAAATATCAATACAATGTTGGGGTTATGGCTCAAGAAGTACAAAATATTCCAAACGCAGTTTCTAAAGATAAAAATGGTTATTTATTAGTTAACTACAGCAAAATTTTTAATTATGGCAGCTAAAGATTTACTAAATTTATTTAATGGAGGTGTAGCTCCTTTAGGGTCTTTTGGCTCGCCTAATCCGTTTATGGACAAAACCTTTACTAGAAAACAAATTGCTGAGTCTTATGTTGACCCTCAATCTCCTTTTTTTAAAGCAGATTTTGTTAATCCTGCTGGCGGTGGTGTAGCATTTAACCAAAGTATAGGTACAGAAAAAGATAGGGCTGGTTATGACCCAACAACTTTTTTAAGCGAAGAAGCAGCCTCTCCTTATTTAGCAGTAGGAGCTGAAGGAGCTGCAAATTTTAAGCCAGCTGCTAGAGATTTTATGGTTGAGTTTGGAGGCGGAACTGTATTATCTGAAGAACAAATAGCACAACTTAGCCCAACAGATTTAGAAGCATATAATAAATCAAGAAAAGGAGCTAGAAATAAAGGAACTGCAGAAATATTAAATGTCCTTTCAGATATTTTAAGCGGAGAAAGTGCTGCGGTAGGAGCTGCGAACAGAAGACAAAGTGAAATGTTATTAGCTCAAGAACAAGAAAGAATAGGTAATGTCCAAAAACAAAAACAATCTGCATATAACTTATTAATTAAAAACGGCTATTCTCCTGCAGAAGCAATGGCTATGGCTAATGACCCAAGCACAGCCCAAGCTGCAATATCTGGCGCTCTTAGCAATCAATTTGACTTGCCAAGCGCAGTTAGAACAGCTAATTATCAAGTGAAGACAGCTAATCCAAATTTAGACCCTAATTCTGAAGAATATAAAAAATTGGTAAGCGACCAAATTGGCGAAAACCTCAAAAATGCCTCTGGAGTTGACTTAGAAGGAGAAAAAGAATTAGCAATAACAAAGGCATTAGTTGACTTAGATGTTGGTCGTCTTGGAGATATGGACGAGTCAATAAACACTTATAGAGAGTTTTCGCCAAGACTAAATAACATGAAAAATATTGTAGTTAGCGCAATACAAAAAGGAGAAAAGATAACTGGTCCTATTTCAGAAATTACTTTGGAATGGAAAAAAATAATAGAAGATGCAACTGGCACAAAATTTGCTAATGTATCAAACCAAGAAGCTTTTACTGCTGCTTCTTCTTACTTAGTACCAAGAATGAGAGCTGTTGGGTCTGGAGCAACTTCTGATTTTGAAGCAAGCCTTTATCAAGCTGCAGCTCCGTCTTTAGGTAAAACTGAAGAAGGAAACTTAGTTATTGCTAATACTATGATTAACACTGGAGAAAGAGATATAAATTATAAAGATTTGCGAGAAAGATATTTTGCTGTTAACAGAACTTTAGCTGGCTTTGACGCAGCTTATAATAAATCTTTAGATGATGCGAAAAAAAGAGGAGAAAGCATAGAAGACGGACAAATTAATAATTCTTATGCAGCAACAATGAATATTGGCGGAGTAGATTTACCAGTTAAAAGAGTTTTTGAAATTTATGATATAGCAGATTTTGGTATTGATGAAGCAAACGGAAATACTAGACTTGAAAATTTAGTGCAAACTGGAATGTTAAGGGACGGACAAACAATAGCTTTAAGAAACGAAAATGGCGGCTATGATTTAGTTAACTTTTTTGCAGGCAATTTTGAAAAAGTAGAAGAAGAAGAAACAGAAACACAATAAAAATGTCAAAATATAAATACAATCCAAACACAATCCAAGAAAAACTAAACGAAGAAAAATCTAATGTTACTTCTGGAAAAAATGTTGCCAGAACATTATTAGGACAAGGTTTAGCTTTTGGTTTTGGAGATGAAGTAGAAGCGTCTATAAGAAGTATGTTTTCTGAAAAAGATTACAACGAAATAGTTAAAGAAGTTAGAGGAGAAATAGACGAATTTAGAGATGTTAACCCAGCTGTTGCTTATGGAACAGAAATAGCTGGAGCAGTTTTACCAGCAATTTTTACTGGAGGAGCTTCTTTAGCAGGTCAAGCAGCTGCGAGAGGAGGAGCAAAATTAGCAACATCTGGCATAACAAATAACATGGCTAAACTAGGACAGTTTGCCGCTAAAAATCCTATTAAAACTTCTATGGCGCAAGGAGCTGCTTATGGCATGGGAACAACTCAAAGCGACCCAAATGCAGGGATTTTAAAATCAGTTGGAGATAGAGCTTTTGGTGGAGTAGAAGGAGCTGCTATTGGCGGAACTGTTGGAGCTGGAGTCAGAGCATTAACTCCAGTTATAAGTCAAAGCGCTAGGAAATTAATGAACAAAGATGTTGATTTAACCACTGGACAAATGCTTGACGGAAATATGGTAGGCAGAAGCATGAGGCAGCTAGAAGAAAATATGCCTCTTGGCATGATGTCTGGTCCGTTAGAAAAAAGTTTTAAAACATTTAATGTTGCTGCTCTAAACGAACTAGCTGAAAAAACTGGCGTAAAAATATCTAAAGACATGAGCAGCCCAGTAGCTTTTGAAAAATTAGTATCTGGAGTTAAAAACCAAATAGATGACTCTGTTTCAAAACTGTCAATTAAAAATCCAACAGAGCTTTACAGATTTTTTCAATCTGTTTTAAAACAAAGTGATGAAGTGGACGAAGTGCAAAGAAAAGCTTTAATGTCAGCGTTTGCAAAAATACTTATTGGTAAAAGCGGAAATAAAAAAGTTACTGGACAAGATTTGCAACAGCTTGATAGGCTTTTTAGAAAACAAATACCAAGCCTAAGAACTTCTCCAGACTCTACCAAAACTTTTTTAGCTGACGCTTTAGAAATAGCAGAAGAAGGGTTTAGAACTAGACTAAGCGGAAAAGAATTAAACAAATATTTACAAAGCAAAGACGCTTATAGAAAATTAATAGCTTTAAGCAGAGCTAATACATCTTCTAACGCTGCAACTTTTACCCCAGCGCAATTAGGCAGAGCAGCTAGACAAGGAGATAAAAGCGCTGGAAAAATAAATTCTTCAACTGGAAAAGTTGACTTTGCAGATTTAACAGAAGCAGGTCAGCAAGTTTTACCAAGAACATCTCCTAACAGCGGAACAGTATCTAACGCTGTTGCAGCTGGAGCATTAGGACTTGGCTTAATTAATCCAGCGGTTATGTCTGCTGCTGCTCCTGCTTTGCTAGGAGCAGGTCTTTATAGCGGCATACAAAGAAGCCCATTAGCAGCCAGAGTTTTAGGAGAAGGAATTAATGCTGCGAGTAGAGGAGTTAGAGCAGCAGCTCCTAATATTTCTGGAAGCTCGTCTGGAATGTTCACTCCAGATAATCAGCCTCTCCCAAGAAGTGCGTTAAGAAATTTATACAGCCTATTCAGATAAAATGATTTTCCCAACTCTGAGAGTTGGACAGTGTGGAGAATATGCTGCGGCTAGTGTTCTCTCTTTATTTTCTCCTTTGGTAAATGTTGTTGCTCATGGCAGTCATGCAGATATTATTTTTGAATACAAAAAAAATATTTATAAGTGCCAAGTCAAAACATGCCAGTTAAAAAAAATGTGCCACAAAACTCACAAAAGAGTTAACTGGTGTTTTGACATGAGAAGGACTACCAACTGCAAAGAAAGAAGATATAAAAAAGGCATGGTGGACCTTTACGCTTTTTATTGTTTGCAACATAACAAAACTATTTTTAAAGTGTTTGATGAAACGCCAACTAAAATAACTTTTACAGATAAAGAATTTCAAGAAGTAGATACTGTAAAAGACTTAGAAAAAGTTTTAAAACACATGAAAAAATAACTTGCAATTATCCTAAATATCCCTATAATCTACTATATAACTTAAATAAATATAGAGGAGAAAGTTATGGCAAATAAAATTAAAACAAAATGGCTAGGCGGCTGTACTGCTCAAGATTATATAGCAGGTAGTGTTGAGTTAATTTCTGGCGCTAAAGATAAACCAAAATATAAAAAATTACATTATTGGAAATATTTTTTAACTAATAATTTTGTTGTTTATGAAATTCCAAACCCTTCTGCTCCTATAAAAAATCAAATTCACAAGGGCGTAACAGAAAATATAGAGCTGTTGGTTAAGTCTATGCCAGAAGTTATTGAACACATAGGGAGAAAA